ATTGGCACTGTTTACTGCTACAGTTTCGTTGGTGGTTGGAACATCTATAGAAAAATCTGCAAGTTCTAAGCTGCCTTGTTTGAATAACAGAAAGAAGCCAGTGTTCTGACTTCCTGGGCCTTTGCCGTCGTTGCGATATATAAACCCTAGTTGGTTTCCTGGTACTGGTGGTTCTTCATAAACTGCATCGCTGTCTTTGAATGCTGTGCTGACTATTTCAAAGGTCATAGATCTTGCTGCAACTGTTTTTCCGAATGTATAAATCGGGACATCGGTGCTGATTGTTTTGAATCTATATTGTTCTGTGGAAATTCCTTGTATTGTACCAGATCCTTGACTGCGACCAAATTCTGTGTTGTCAGCCATGGCTGCGTTAAGAATAGTGATAAACTGTTCTAACCAGTTGGTATTAGTTGGATCATTCCACGACACAATCTGGTTGGATAGATTTTTACCGTTTGAATCTAATAATTCTTCAGTGGTTGTTATACTGGAAAATTTGATCAATCCGTTAGCCGCTATGTTTCTCTTGGCGTTGTAACTAAGCATACGAGCCAGACGTAGAACACTTTCTTTGCGTTCTGCTAGTTCGATGAAGTTTTCTCTTGATGCTAGATCGATACGGAAAGCTAGACTTTGTCCTAGAAATGCTACTGCATCAATAAGAGCCATATACTCGGAGGATTCAATATAATCATTGAAATCTTCTGGATAATTTTCTCTTAGATATGTGATAATAACCCTGCGTAGATTTTCAAAATCGTATGATTTAAAATCAGCATTTTTAAATGTCTGATAAATCCTAGTCCAATCTTGATTTAGTATTAGGTTATTTTGTCTACTAGTTGTTGTCATTGTCAGTTCCTATATCATATTTACCAAACAAAATAAACTGCTTAGTTAATGATAGAATTATTCTTATCAAAATCAAATGTCATACGTTCGTTGATATTGAATGGGATGTACGTTAAATCTGCTTGTATTCGTATTCCAATATCTGTACTATCAATCAACACTTCATTTACCACGATTCTCGGATCATAGTTAATGATAGTCTCTACATCTTTAGCGATCATGTTTTTTACATCTTCAGTAAATGGCTCAAATAGCATATCCCAAATAATCGTTCCGAAATCAGGATTTTCTAACTTTTCACCTTTGCGAATATAAAAATGATTGATTAGATCTTGCTTAACAAGATCAATATCATAGAGCTTGTAATTGCGAGAAAATTCTTTGGAACTAAATCCCTTATAGGTAAATGTGCCGCCTTTATCACCTACAGACGCTGTGTTGGTTGCCACAGTTTTTTGATTGTATAGTTTATTTGCCATAATATCTCCTAGGTATCTCTATCTGTATTTGTTGGCGTATTAAATTGAGGTACTTGATTTTCATGCAAGGGCCACGGTTCATGCATGGGAATTCTTTTCATAATACTGGATATTGTTCCTGTCTGATATTTTGTTGAGGGCCAATCTGCTGCTGCAGACGTTACCGGATTTGCATGTGTTGTTAACGGTATCACTTGTTCTGCCACATCGCCCACATCAGCTAATGCTCCATTCATATGTATCGTACTGGCACTTTCTCTAAGTTCTCCTACCGCAACAATGTGTGTGCTTGCTCCTGAAGTAAATCTATTATTTGCTGCTGATACTACATTGATATTGCCCGTCGATGCTAATTTTGTTGTTCCACCTATTTTTTGATCCCAATTTGATCCCACAGTAATTTTTCCATCTGCTCCTATTAATAGTTCCAAGTTGGTACCAATGTCTGCCTTTAGTCTGCCTCCGGATTTCATATTGATATTTCTGCCAGCTTCAAAATTAATGTCTCTATTGGCAAACACATTGAAATCAGTTTCTGTATGAATGCTGACACTGTCTTGAGCGTAGATATCAATCTTACCGTTTGACGTTAATTCAATCCATGTTGTTCCTCTAGAATTTCCGATGTAAATTAGATCTTCTGAATTGTGCATCAATATCTGATGCCCGGTTCTGGTTCTTACACGGAAATATTCATTATAGGGAATCGTTGATTCGCCGGCATTGGTTGCTGTTTCGCCTGTGCCTACTACTTTCTTTTCAAGAAGATCAATATATTTTACTGGTCCTGATCCTGCAGATGTTGCTCGATGATATCTGTCATCGCCGTCATCCATAACGAATTGTGTTCCGCCTAATCTGCTTATAGGAACCGGTGAGCTTGTTTGTCCGTTTATCGAACCTATGTTTGCTCGTTTAGCATTTTCTCTGCGATCTACGGGCCCGGGTGAAGATATACCAAATACCATCGAAGGAGCTTCGCGCCTGCTGGATGACGTTGTAACTCCTCTAACATCATCTTCTAATAATCCCTGTTCTAGAAATCTATCTGCAATAGGATGTACTGCTTTTGGAATTTTTTCTACATCAATTGTTTGATCTTTGGAATTTAATTTTCTATTAACTTCTGCTACCGGTAAAGGAGTTCTTTTAGTAACATCTTGATTAACCCCATACTTTCTCTTGTCTGCGGCATCTATATCGAGTTCTGTTGATCCTCCGATCGCAGGCACCATGTGATTTGCAAATCTACTAGGCACGCATCCTATCCAGTATCCCTGTGATGGGTCCCCGTCTATGAATACTACCAATACCGTGACTCCAACATCTGGAGGTACGAACCACATACCATAGGATTTTTGTGTGTCGTTATAGGCTTCTGCTGTAGTAGATCCTTGAGCACTAGGTCTTTGCCCTAATGCTTGTTCACCTTGAGACTGTTTTGCTATCGCAGAATTCTGTCCCATAAACTCAAATCCGGTGTATCCGAAGAAGGGTTGAGCGCAGCTCACAACATAGGTCTGAGTATCTTGTCCTATGGTATTTCCTTGATCCCTAAGCAGTGTCACTTCGAGACTGCCCATAAAACTTGGATCAAGGTGACTGATTATCCTTGCAAGATAAGGACCGTTGCCTATTCCTCTAGAGTTGGTTAATTCCGCCGACGAGCGTTTATCTTCTGCCATGTGTTATCCTATTCTACCTGTTAGAGCTGCACGACGTTGTGCGTCTTGACTTGTTGGGACTGCTCTTGCTTTTGTAGCGGTATCTGATACACTATTACGATCAGGTAATGGAGATCCAAACTCGTATGCTCCTTCGTCACCGTTTTGCGCTCTAATAGTTTGACCTGCTTCTGGCGGTAATTCTTTGTATTCTATATCCTGACTTGGCATTCTCATGCAGGAAAGTTTTTGTCTAAAAGTACCATCAGTGAATACACTTTCACACTGATTGACTTTGTAGATACCGCTGAAAGGGCTTTCTTTTCCGCCATAGGAAAATTCATAGGTTCCATTTCCTTCATTGATATCTGATGGTGTTCTAAATGTTAGATATATGTATACGTCGCTGCCTTCATAATTCATTGTGCCATCTTCAGTTATCTGAGAATTATTTTCTGTAGCCGGAGCAAAGTAATTAGCAAATCCGCTGTCCACTATCCAATAAGGATCTCCTAGGATTTCTATATTGATAGTGACCATTTCTGTTTGATTCTGTGTGAATGCTTTATGAAAAGCTTCTGCCACTGCCTGTTCAACATCCTGCTGTCTTGATCCGCCTTTGATCTTGTCGTCTAAGGCATCAGGCGTTCTGCGATTTCTCTTTCTACCGCCTGTGGCTAGGGCAGCGGCTACCGCAGCACCCTTGCCGGCCTTGGCTTCGTTATTTTTTTGTGGCGCTGGGCCTCCACTGGTATTTGGATCAGACGCTTTAGCACTGTCTGCTGGATTACCGGGGGGTGTCCCTGTAAAGAATGAATTTTTAATTTCGATGTCGAATCTTAGAACATCAACGTTTTGTCCAGTGTAGATATAATTATATGCCTTAGTAATTTTTTTCTTTATAGGGGCATAGTTGGGCACCGAAGTTGGATTTGAAAATATTGATTCGTGAACTAAGAATGGCACAACTCGATATGTGAATCTTTTAGCAAAATCACCAGTGAGTATATCATAATCTAAAAGTTCTATTTGCACGTCTAATCTAAACCACTTGATAAATCCGTCTGCGGTTCGACCTATTTTTGATTGAGGATTAATAGCTTCTTTAGCATACTCAGAGCTTAGGATAACCTGATTTATAATTGACGTCAGAGACTGGCCTTGGGCAAATTGAAAGGTTCTATCCTTGGGATTAATGGTCATGTTATCTCTTCTAACAATCCCATCCTTGCTGATCTGATCACCGTGCTTAGGCATTACAAAATTTCCGCCTTTGTTTTGACCGAATCCAAAGGTAGATTTACCTATGTCATTGGCGTCGAAACTTGTCTGTACCTTAACATTTGCATTTCCCTTTAGTGTCAACGGTGCTGCTTCATTAGGATTAACTGTGGCTGTTTTATCCACACTTTTGATATCACGCATGGCATTGAATGTAGATGATGATGTTGGAAAATCTATCACGTATTCGTCTTTGATTCCGATTTGGTTATCTTCAAACAATCTCTGTTCAATGTCGTTTAATACTTTTTGAAGGCTTTCGCTTTGGCCTGCTAGTGCTGATTCTACCGTACCAGCTTTACCAGCAGTGATCTTTACATCGTTGTATGCTACGTTGATGGCGTCGCTGAAGCCTTGATGATTGTAAGGAATCGCTTCCATTTTATAGGTGCTGCCGCTTTCGTTAACTTGAAATTTAACATTGATCAATTTCATCACAAAAAACTTTGGCTTAACTGTTTTATATTGTTTTCCTAGTTCATCATAGCCTAGAAAATCTAATCTTAAAACATAAGGAGCATTGTCTAGATAATTAGCATATCCAGCACTTTTTGCAGCGACCTGTAAACTCTGTAACAGTGTGCCCATGGAATAGGGTTCGTATATTTCCCATTCAAATTTAAATGCGTTGGTGTTTCCTGTTTTAGCACTACCACCTGCGACCAATCCTTTCATTGTGAAATTATTGATAAAAAATTCCGGAGTACCGTGAGCGGTGTTAACTCGTTGACTGTCAAATCTGCCACCGGAACTCATAACCACAAATTTAAGATCTGCTGGACTGTTCCTATATGACGGTGGGTTATTGAATTGTTTCTTGGTCAAACAGGCCATGGTCCACATAGGTGAAAAAGAAGCAAACTGTTCTAGGGGATTTAAAATCACCGAAGGAAGATTGGCACTGGTTGTTAGCTGTTTGTTGGGATTTGAAGCTGTGGTACTGGATCCTTTGATTATGGGATCTATTGATCTCGCTGGGTTCAAGCCTGTTACTCTTTCTGCCAGTCCTTCTCCAATACCCACAGAAGAAAAACTAAGGTCTAAAATTTTTCCTCCATCTGGTCTAACGATGTCTGCTACTGCTCTTCCGATGTCTCTGATAGCCATGCTAGACTCCTAAAAATTTTTCTAGGTTTGACCTTTTGGGAAGATAGATAACTGTTCCTGGTTCAAAGTCGTAGATAGGATCTTTGATTACACTCATATTACGCTGTACAAATACCCACCATAATTTAGGATTACCGTATAGATCGTAGGCTAATAGATCTGGTCTATGTTTATATTGATTTTCAATCACATATCTAAAATCATCTGATTCTGCAGGCACCGGTCTAATTTCCAACAATTCTAGATAAAGATTGTTTTGTTGGGTTGACGTGTAAGGACTTGATTTAGTATATGTTGCCATATTAGATATATCCTACGCTGTCTGCGGCCTTGCCTCTTGAGTAGTCCTGCAGACTGAATTTTCTCAATCTACGTCTGTTGTATATCGGTGACACTGTAACTGAGATAGTGCTCATTACAGGTACCCATGTGTTGGTTCCAAATGTGTTACATTTTATATAGTTAACATCATCTTTGAGATCCACAGAGAACGATTTAACCACTACAGGTACTTTGTCAAACACACTGGAACCGTAACCTGTTAGGTTACAGATGATCGGAGGATTGCCGGCATTTTCTCCTTGGCCAAAAAACATTTTAGTTGCTGTTTTAAAGAAAGTAGTGGCTGCGATCCAATAGGCTGCGTCAGTTTCGGTTTCGCAACTGAATTCACCGCTGATTGTGATGTCATCTATCACGCTGTTTTTGTATGCCTGGAATTGATAATTGCTGTGTGTGGCATCTATGGTTTGATAATTTGCTTTGGTTGACACAGTAATGTTTGGAGTGTAGGGCCAAACTACTCCGCCGGTATTTTGTAAAAGTTTAAACAGGGGACTATTAAACAGATTCCATTCTGCATTGATTCTCACACGCCAGTCATTTTTAGCATTGGGCTGTAGTTGAATTTGACTGCCCTGTTGAAGAAATAATTCTGCGCCTGCTGGAAGGTTAGCACCTCTTTTCAAGCTCAAGAAATTATTCAACATGCCTGCTGCCGAGGAGATCTGTCCGGCTAACCCTTGTACACCACCTGCAAGGTTTCCGCCTGTTAATTTATTCAGCGTACCTGATATATCTGCAGTAATATTACTAGTGGATCCTGCTACTGATTGTAGTGTGGATATACCGCCGGACACTGTGCTCTGTATAGTATTGCCGATACCCCCCAGTGCTGTGCCTGCACCTGCAACAAAATTGCTGGCTCCGCTTTTAAGTGTACCAAACGCACTGCCTGTGCCCGCAGTTAACCCATTAAGACCACTACCAATTTCTCCGCTGAGTCTAGAAATAGTCGCATCAAGATTGGCTTTAGATAATGCATCGCCTACCTGAGGTATCGCTGCTTGAGCTTCGTTAGTGGCTTTTGATATAGCCTGCGATGCTGACGTAATTAACTGTGCTAAAGGATTTATAGATAATGCCATTTTGAGTAAATATTCTCCGTTATACTCTATTTATTCTTTACAAAATGTGCTATTATAATAAGTAATAGGAGAATCACATCTAATGACACTGATACCAAAAATAAAGTACCTAACCAATAAAGATCTATTAAAAGAGATCCACAGAAGCAAAAACACATATTGTTCATTCACAGATAAACTCTACAGCGATTATGACCTAATCGTCGGTAGCTTAGAAAAACTCAATATTAGAACTATCGCAGAAGCCAAAAGAAATCGTGCATCTAGAATGAGTAAGATCGCACACGAAGCTGCTATGATTGCAGGTGGTAAAAAATTACCTGCTAAAGAATTTGAAATAGACTATAAAAAAATCTCCAAAGAAGATCTAGTGTTCCGCATTATGACTTTTGAACATATACCGTTGGCACCGGGTCGCAAAAAGACACTGAAAAATACCGCAGACAGTCACGATAAAGTAAACTTTCCACCGTTCCAACATTGGAAGTTTGATGACAAAGGCAACTTGATCTGCGTGGGCAAGAGTCATTGGAAAGGTCCTTTAGACACAGGTGTGTTTTCAAAAGATCACGGACAAATGACTGATAATTTGGCTCGTATGTTTTTGAAATTGTGTGAAAGATATGCCACCCGCGGTAACGTTCGTGGTTATACCTACAATGACGAAATGCGTGGCCAGGCCATACTTCAATTAACTCAAATAGGACTACAATTCGATGAAAGCAAGTCAGATAATCCTTTTGCTTACTATACTGCTGCTGTTACTAATTCATTCGTTAGAATTATCAACATTGAAAAACGTAATCAAAACATTAGAGACGACATTCTAGAAATGAATGGTATGAATCCAAGTTGGACAAGACAGAACTCCGGCGGCGGTCCTGCTGTAGGTCCTGTTACTGTGACGACTGGGGATGATGATTGACCTTTATAATAAAAGAGTTTAAAATATATCTATGAGTCTATTTAAAAAGGTAGCGTGTTTCACTGACATTCACTTTGGATTGAAGAGCGGTAGCAGAATCCATAATCAAGACTGCGAAGATTTCGTCGCTTGGTTCTGCGAGACCGCGAAGCGGGAAAATTGCGAAACAGCAATTTTCTTAGGAGATTGGCATCACAATCGGTCAACCACTGACGTTTCAACCATGAATTACACCGTGAGCAACCTAGAACGACTGAGCCAGAACTTCGAGAAAGTGTATTTTATCTTGGGCAATCACGATTTGTTCTACAAAGACAAACGTGAAATTAACTCCATCGAGTTTATGCGATTGTTTCCCAATGTGGTTCCAATCAAGGAAACACTCACAGAAGGCGATGTAACTATCATGCCTTGGCTGGTAGGTGAAGAATGGCGCACTGTGTCTAAGATCAAAAGTCGTTATGTGTTTGGACATTTAGAGTTACCCCTGTTCTACATGAACGCTATGGTACAGATGCCGGATCACGGACAGTTACAGGGCGATCATTTTGTAAATCAAGAATATGTGTTTTCAGGACACTTCCACAAACGTCAAAGCAAAGGCAATGTCACTTACATAGGCAATGCATTTCCGCACAACTACGCAGATGCTGGCGACGATGATCGTGGCATGATGATCTTAGAGTGGGGTGGCAAACCTGAGTACTTAACTTGGCCCGATCAACCGATATATAGAACATACAAATTGAGCCAGATCATTGACACGCCAGATAAACTGCTACGTGCCAAAATGCACTGTCGTGTGACCATAGACTTGCCTATCAGTTTCGAAGAAGCCAATTTTATCAAAGAACAGTTTATTCCGCAGTACGATCTGCGTGAACTGATGTTGATTCCTGAAAAAGTACAAGTGGAATCCACAGCTACTCCTATTGATATCACATTCGAAAGTGTCGACACTATAGTGGTGAATCAGATCAATGCCATCGAAAGCGATACCTACGACAAAGGCCTACTATTGGATATCTATAAAGACCTATGATAAAAATTAAAAATCTAACTGTTCGCAATTTCATGAGCGTGGGCAATCAAACCCAGGCCATAGACTTTGACAAGGGGCAACTGACTTTGGTCTTAGGTGAGAACTTAGACTTGGGCGGTGATGATAGTGGTGCTCGTAACGGCACAGGCAAAACTACCATCATTAATGGTTTAAGTTATGGTATCTATGGACAGGCGCTGACTAACATCAAACGTGATAACTTAATAAACAAGATCAACAGCAAGGCCATGCTGGTCACTGTGACTTTTGAAAAAGATGGTGTTGAATATCACATAGAACGTGGTCGCAAGCCTAATTTGCTGAAGTTTTCAATCAATGGTGAGGAACAGGATCTAGAAGACCTAGATGAATCACAAGGCGATAGTAGAGAAACACAAAAAAGCATTGAAGAAATGATAGGTATGAGTCACGAAATGTTCAAACATCTCGTGGCATTAAACACATACACTGAACCGTTCTTGGCTATGAAGCCCAATGATCAACGCAGCATCATTGAACAACTGTTGGGCATCACGCTGTTGAGTGAAAAAGCAGAAAATCTCAAAGAACAACTGCGATTAACCAAGGATGCTATTTCCACAGAAAACACACGCATAGAGACTGTGAAGGCTTCCAACGACCGAATTCAACAAAGCATAGACGCTCTAGAGCGCAAGCAGAAGCTATGGGACGAACAGAAAGAAACTGCCATAGAGAATCTTAGAAAAAGCATCGATAGACTCAGTACCATAGACATTGATGTTGAGATTTCAGCACAAAAAACATTGGTAGAGTGGACTGCTAACAAAAAAGAACGTGACAATCTTGTGTCGCTGATAGCAAAACAAACTGCTACTGTGGAACGTGAACAAAAGACTCTGGAAAAACTAGAACAGGAATCAACTTCATTGGCAGCTCACAAGTGTCATAGCTGTGGACAGGACATACATGATGTCAAACACGAGGACATGGTCAGTGCTAAAAACAAACAGGTAGAGGAAAGTCGTGCAGCTATTGCAGAACATCAATCAGAACTTGCGACATTTAACGAAGCATTGAGTCTAGTAGGAGAACTAGGTGCATGTCCTCAGGTACACTATGACAGTCTAGAGCAGGCTCTGAATCACAAGAACACGCTAAGTGGATTGGAAAAGGACGTTGAAAACAAACAAGACGAAACTAATCCTTATCTAGAACAGATTGAAGAATTAAAAAACACTGCGGTACAGGAAATATCCTGGGATCATGCCAATGAGTTAGTGCGTGTCAAGGAACATCAAGAATTCTTGTACAAATTGTTGACCAACAAAGACTCGTTTGTGCGTAAACGCATCATTGATCAGAACTTGGCATTCTTAAATCAACGTTTGACCTATTATCTGGATAAGATTGGCTTGCCGCACATCGTGGAATTCCAAAATGATCTATCAGTTATCATCACACAACTAGGTCAAGACCTAGACTTTGACAATCTAAGTCGAGGCGAACGCAATAGATTGATATTATCTATGTCGTGGGCGTTCCGTGATGTGTGGGAGAACTTGTATCACAGCATCAATCTGCTGTTTATTGATGAACTAGTGGATTCAGGCATGGACTCCAGCGGTGTAGAATCCAGTATAGCAGTGCTCAAGAAAATGACACGTGAGCGTGATAAGAATGTTTTCTTGATTTCACATAGAGATGATCTAACCAGTCGTGTGAATCATG